GGATTCATTGCGTATGGGTTGTTCATTTATAACTCCAAAATTTTGCTTAAACCTTGCATTTCATCTTTTACAGCTTTTTCTACTTCTTTAACTAATTGCACAATTTGTTTAAATTGTTCAGGGTGCTTGTTCTTTATATAAACCATGCGTTCCGTACTATCATTCAAATAAGCTGTGCAATTCCAACAATCTAATGACGAATGACTAATTTGCAATCTTTCGTCAATTATCCCATTTTTTAACTGTAAATGATTAAAAACTTTATCATTTGTCCAATCTTCTATTGGGAAAAAATACTCTATTCCTGCTAATACTTCACCTGACTTAACAGGGGCTTTGTGTGATTCATCTAAACGCTGCCCTCGTATAATTCCAGTAATGCCTAACTCTCTCATTTTGGTGTCGCATGGAATCCAAAAGTTTTCCGCACAACAATCAAAATAACTGCGTAACTTTATTGTTTTTGGGCTTGTACAGGCTTGCCCAAGATCAGTAAAGTTAATTGGCAGTACATCAACTGGGTAGCCTTTTTGCTGTATTACTTCGGGTTGGTTGGTTTTAATCTCCAAAAAATGTGGCACGGTAGATTTGATCTGATCCATGTACTCCACAATCTCAGGAAAATTAGCACCTGTATTTACCCATACGACTAAAGTTCTATCCCAGTAATCCTTTATTAAATCTAAACATACTATTGAATCTTTACCGCCTGAAAACATTAAAGCTACTTTTTCATGGCGGTTAAAAAAATCTTGCATTAAAACGCCATCATTCCTGCACCAGCCAATCCCATTAAACCGCTAGTCATGCTGTTTTGACCTGCTTGCTGGGCGTTATAAGCACCCATTTGAGCGTTATTGGTCATTTGTGCTGCGCCTAGTAGGTCAGGGCCACTTGTTGTTGCTTGCTGTGCAGAATTAACGAATTGTGGGCCTGTCACCTGTGAACCAGTACGCACCGCAGATAAGGTGTTAAGTGGTTCGTTACGCAAATAAGCCTGTTCTTGCAGGGCAGATTGACGGGCTTGTTGACCAACGCCAAAACCTTGTGTAGTAGCACCTAAAAGCAGGTCATTTTCACGCTGGGCTTGGTTCATCATTGCACGGTCATAGGCTTCAGAGCCAAGTTGAATGCCTTGATTAGCTAAACGCTGTGCCAGTTGCTCTTGACCTTGCTGAATCTGTGGTGCAAGGCGTTGCATATACGCATCTTGGTAGCTTTGGCTAGGATTAAAACCAGTAGAAGGCAATTTGCTTGTATCAAAAGGCGTTTTCAGCATTTCTTCTACATAGCCAAGACCTTGACCTGCAAGCCTACCTAAACCCATGCTTGTTTGATTTTGATAGTCTAAAAGTTGTTGTTGGTCAGGACTTAAAGATTGGGTTGCAGTCCAAGTAGGATTGCCGTATGGATCTTCGCCAGTAATAGAATAATCAAGTCTACCGTATGGGGTAATTTGATTTACACGGTTTGCCGCAGTAGCCGCTCTTGCAGCATCTAAGTTACCTGCTGCGGTTTCTTGCGCTGCTGCTCGGTAATCAGGTGGGGGTGGTGCGCCACCGCCTTTGCCACCGCCAAATGGGGTGCGCTTGCCGTCATACCAGCCATGATGTTTATTAAAGTGTCTTAGAATACTCATTTTTACGCTCCCTGATCCATCTACAATCAGCTTTGTTCATTTCAAAAACTACAATATCACCGCCATCGTCATGCACTCCAGTAAATCGGTGTGCCTCTTTAAAGCCTAGTTTTTGGTCATATTCAACAGCTTTTACATTGTTGCTATTGACTATTCCAAATACTTTTGCCAGTTCACAATGATTAAAAGGGTAATCAAATGCCGATTTTAACAACTGTTTTGGCGTATATCCACCTTTTAAATTAACCATGTGCATTTGGCAAGTCTTACCAATAAATGCCGTATAACCTACTACCCACTCAATCTTTCCACTTTCATCAGCCCAAAATATAGCTTGTAAATCACCGCAAGGCTGAACTCCTATCTCGTTTTGTAGTATTTGGGCAGCTAAATTTTTTAATTCCAAAGTATTGGCTGACCAAAGCATTTACAAAACCCCACCTCTCTCCATTACATAATCGGTACTAGCCCAGCGTACATCAATATCTTGCGTTGCAATATTTAGGATAATTCCTGCTGCATAACCTATTCCAGTCACGCCCTGCCATTGTTTAGATATGGTGTTTCCACCGCCCCAATTTTGTTCATCCCATACACCGCTATCCCAAATACCTGTATTGATAAAAGCAGGGTTAAAGCTAATCTGCCCGATGTTGTTTTGGGTGTCAAAATCGGTGTTTATACCGCATAGAATGGCTGGTAAGCCGTTATCGGTGAATAGGATAGGGCGTACCATTGTGAAGCGTTTTAACTGCCCTCTAGCGTCAAAATAGCTATATGCTTGCTGGCAAGAAGCCTTGATGTTGTTGTCGTTATCCGACAATCCATCCCAAAACTTACCTACATAGCCATCACCGCCAAAGTACATATCTTCGTCATAAACCTCAAAGCAATTGGCGTTTATGTTTGTAAAATTAGCCCATGCTTTTGTAATATTGTGCATTACAAACTGCTGTTGACCGCCAACTACAGGAATGTTAAATATCAACATATTTTGCTTGGCGTAATAATGGATTTGCCAGCCAAATTGGGTGCTGTAAAGGTCTGCCGCTTGACTTACAGCGTAATAAATCTTGTCGGTTACATTAATTCGAGGGTCAAGACGGGATGATTGCAAAGCACCTGCCAATGGAACTATGCCATCTTGGGTCATTAGCAATAAATCGCCACCAAATTTGAAGAAACAGCGTCTAGCAAATATTTGACCTAGCTGCCATACCCCAATTAACGACCAATCGTTAGGATCGGAAGGGTCAGAACCTTTATAAACAATAGCTTCACCGTTATTGGTGACAAAAACAGCGTAATCATCAACTCCGTAACCTGCATCTAGTGTCCAAGTACCCATTGCCATAATAAAACCACCATTACGGGCAACTGCACCTAATTCAAATGATGTTGCAGCACCGCTAATGGCATTAGCAGCTAAGTAGTAAAAGCGTAATGTACCGTTTTCTACAAAATAAAGGCGTTCTTTATGCAGGTTGATATGGACTAAATCACTAGAATCAACGCCAGTAATAAATTTAGCTACTGTGTAAGTGCCTAATGGAAGTGCAGGGCTAGTAGCTGGTGCTGTAAGTGCGGTATAAGTAAAAGTTGTAGCATTTGTAACCGTTATTTTAAATGTACCGTTATAAGCAGCAGGAAGTGCGCCTGTAATAGTGACTTGATTGTTTGTTTGTAAACCATGCGCTACGCTAGTAACAAGCGTACAAGTAGTGCCTGAACTAGTTAGACTGCTAATTGTTTGCGCTGTAGATGTATTAGCGTATTCAACCCAAGTTGTGCCGTCATAAATTAATGCAGGATCTAACCCATTAACTGCGGTCAGAAAGTTACCACCTGCCGTAGAAGCATTGACATATTGCCAACGGTCACTATTTTGACCTGTAACTACAGCAGTAGCAGTACCACCTGCGCTAACATCATAAATTATGTTTCCAGCCGCAGCAAACAACTCACTTGTAGAGCCGCCCGAATATTGCATTAGGGTATCAACTTGCCCTGTAATGCCTGTAGCGTATCGGCTATAGCCTTTTCTAAGCTGTATTTGCGATGGTGTAGGGTAAAAGTTTTCTAAAATTACCGCATCCGTAGGGTTCATTTCAGCAACAGAATCCCTAGCGTTCCAACCACCAATAGGTGCTGGTACTGAAGCGGTTACTGCTCTGCGCTGTTGTGGTACTGGCATAATTAGCTGCCGTAACCAGTATCAGGGATGTTTGCCCAGCCAATAAGCACGGCACTTGGTTGCGGTGCAAACGACAGGGTAGCAGAGCCTTTATCGTTAGCCTTGGCTATGTTTAGATAGCGCATATAGTCTTGTTGCAATGAAGTAGTGTCAAACGATTTGACTTGGAAATACTTGAGTTTTGTAGCCAACAC